CTAAATAAACTATGCTATTGAGGTGAAATTTGGCAACTTATCCTGTAATTAACAAAAATACTGGTGAACAAAAAGAGGTGGTTTTAAGCGTTCACGAGTGGGATCAATGGAAAACAGATAACCCAGACTGGGACAGAGATTGGTCTGATCCATCTACTTGTCCTGGTTCTGGGGAAGTTGGTGAATGGCGAGACAAGCACATCAACAAAAACCCTGGATGGGGCGAAGTTCTTAAGAAAGCATCAAAAGCTGGCGGAAGTAAATCACGTATCTAATTAACACATGGCAAGGAAAAGAAAGAGCAGTGGAGACATCCAGCCAATGGGGTCAGAAATCCCAAATGCTAGGTTGTTGAGAAAAAGAAAGAATCAAATTAATTCTGATAAATTGTTGGATATTGAACCTCTAACAGAGAATCAAACAAAATTATTTGACTCTTTCAAATCAGGACAAAATCTGGTATCATACGGATGTGCTGGTACTGGAAAGACTTTCATTACTCTTTATAATGCGTTATGTGAGGTATTAAATGAAAGGTCTCCATATGATAAAATCTATATTGTAAGATCTCTTGTTGCCACTAGAGAGATTGGATTTCTTCCAGGAGATCATGAAGATAAATCATCCCTATACCAAATACCATATAAGAATATGGTAAAATTTATGTTTGAGATGCCTGATGATCCTTCATTTGAAATGCTATACGCATCTTTGAAAGCACAAGGAACTATCAGTTTCTGGTCAACCTCTTTTATTAGAGGAACAACTTTAGATAATGCTATTATCATTGTTGATGAATTCCAAAACCTTAATTTCCACGAATTAGATTCTATTATCACCCGAGTTGGGCAAGATTCTAAGATTATGTTCTGTGGAGATGCAACTCAATCAGATTTGGTTAAGACAAACGAAAAGAATGGTATTATTGATTTTATGAAGGTCTTGAGAATTATGCCATCTTTCGATCTTATTGAATTTGGACCAGAAGACATTGTTCGTTCTGGTATTTGTAAAGAATACATTTTGGCAAAACTTGAACTAGGAATTAATTAATGATTTTTAATCACATTGAAACTGAATTTCCCACACTTACTAGGGAATTAATTGATGGTGTTCGTTATTATAAAGTTCCTACAAAAGAAGAAGTTCTACGACTTGTTTCTATCACTTCTGTAATCAGTCACTATAAAAAAGATTTCTTCCAAAAATGGAGAAAGAGAGTTGGTGAGGAAGAAGCAGATAAGATTACAAAAAGAGCAACAAGTCGTGGAACCGATTTTCACCTTCTTGTTGAGGATCACCTATATAATCGGAATTTATCCGATGTTCAACCTATTTCCGAGATTCTGTTTAAGATTGCCAAACCAACTTTAAACAGAATAAATAATATTCGTGCGCTTGAAGGGTCTCTTTACAGTGAATTTTTAGGAATTGCTGGAACGGTAGACTGTATTGCTGAATTTGACGGAGAATTGGCAATTGTTGACTTCAAGACTTCTGCAAAACCAAAACCAAGAGAGTGGATTGAAGGATATTTTGTTCAATGCTGTGCTTATGCTTGTATGCTACACGAATTAACAGGAATATCTGTTAAAAAGTTCGTGATTATTATGGCTTGCGAGAATGGAGAGTGTGTTGTATATGAAGAATATGACAAATCAAAATATCTAAAAATTCTTGTCAAGTATATTAAAAAGTTTCTAAACGACAAACTTGCAAATATTTCTTGACATTTTTTAAATTATTTGGTATTATTAATTTCATTATTATAAGATTTTTATGCCCACAATACTGGAAATAATGAATAATAACATAGAAAAAGAGTTCAATAAGATTCTGGGCGAAAAATTTGTTTGTCCATCTAAGTTTGCTCAGGAAATTGAAAAAATTGTCCAAGAAAACGATGATGTAAATTATATTGATGCCATTATCATCTTTTGCGAAAGAAATGGTATTGAATTGGAATCAGTTCCAAAACTTCTTTCAAAACCTTTGAAAGAAAAAATTAAATATCAAGCAATGGAACTCAACTTTTTGAAAAAAACATCTAAGGCACGTTTAGTATTTTGAAATTGGATCCCCTGAATTGCTATAAGACTTACCTTGCCCTCAAGAATCATTTTACAAAACCAAAATATGATTATTTGAGGTATAATGGCAAAGTAAAGGCATCTTTGCAAGCATTCTATAAACGTAAAGATAGAATGTGGTTTGAAAAAATGAGTAGACAGAAGACTGATGAAGAAATCGTCAGTTTTTTTGTTGCCAATTTTGTATTATGTAACGATCCAGAATCTTTATGGATCGGAGAAATAATTAATGAAGGAGAAAAAAGATTTTCTCTTTGGAAGAAAAGAACTCAATCTCTTTCTTATGTGTTTAAAGAAGAAATTGAGAAACTTTTTAGTGAAAATTCAATTGAAGACTTATTCACAATCAAAAATGGAAGTCATCCAAAAATATTAAAAGTATTTTTGCAAGGAAATATATCATTAGAGACAATGGTCATTCTTGATTCTATCTTTGGATATAGAAAAAACTTTGATAAAAAATTAGATGATCCTATTTGGAAATTTGTATCAATGAGAATTTTAAAGTATTCTCCATTTATACATATTGATATATTTAAGTTCAAAAAACTATTAAAGGAGGCAATATTGTGAGCTTCTTCGAATCAGAAGTTGTAAGAGCAGAAATGGCAGAAATTTCCGAACTTCAGGAAGAAATATATCACAATGTATATAAGTTCTTTATGATGAATAAAGAAGAAAAACTTCAACACGTTGATTTGTTACAAAAACTTCTCGAAAAACAACAAATTCTGTATACTAGAATGAGTTTATCAGAAGATCCAGAAGCAAGGGAGATGAAAGCAAAAGTTTTAGAATCTGCTGAAGCAATGGGAATTCCAAAAACTTCTGACATCAATATGATTTTTAGTAATATGACAAGACTCATTGATACAATGAAAAAGGCTATTGACCAGGACTGAGGTCCGTGCTATTATAAGCAAGCGGCTAGGGAATCCGCACCAAAGCAAACCCCACAGGCCAAATACTAACAAATACGAGGTAAAAAAATGTCATTCGAAAGTCTTAAGAAGCAGTCCAAACTGGGTTCTCTCACCAACAAACTGGTGAAAGAAGTTGAAAAGATGAACAACGGTCCTAGCAGCGCAGATGACCGTTTTTGGAAACCTGAAATGGATAAGAGCGGTGTTGGTTCCGCAATTATTCGTTTCCTTCCTGCTCCAGAAGGTGAAGATCTTCCTTGGGCAAAAATCTTTTCTCATGGATTCCAAGGAAATGGTGGTTGGTATATCGAAAACTCTCTGACTACTCTTGGTCAGAAAGACCCTGTAACTGAGTATAATCGTACTCTTTGGAACAGCGGTAATGATAAGGATAAGGAGACTGTTCGTAAGCAGAAGCGTAAACTTTCTTATTACTCCAACATTTATGTTGTAAAGGATCCCGCAAATCCTCAGAACGAAGGTAAAGTCTTCCTCTTTAAGTATGGTAAGAAGATCTTTGATAAGATTATGAATGCTATGCAACCAGAGTTTGATGATGAAGATCCAATCAATCCTTTCGACTTCTGGTCTGGTGCAAACTTCCGCTTGAAGATTCGTAAGGTTGAAGGTTACTGGAACTATGATAAGTCTGAATTTGATCGTTCTAGTGCTCTGTTTGATGATGACGATGCTCTAGAGACAATCTGGAAAAAGCAGTATTCTCTTGCTGCCCTTGCTGCTCCCGATCAATTCAAGACCTATGAGGAACTTGAAAAGCGTCTGAATTATGTTCTTGGTATTGGAAAAGTTGCTCCAAAAGCATCTACTTATGAACAAGAAGATGCACTGGAATCTTATTCTCAACCCAAGAACCGTGAGGAAGATGTGTTGAAAGAATTGGAAGAATCTTACAATAAGAGTAAGTCACTCACTCCAGAACTTCGTGAAGAAATCAACAGTCTTCCCAAATCTCACCAGGATGATGAAGATGAAGATGATGCAATGAGTTACTTTAAAAAACTGGTTGATGATTGATTAATTATTATATAATCTGATATTATCAACTCTTTTAAGGGTAGGCCCAATATATTGGGTACTACCCTTTTTATATTTTAACTTTGTTTCTACATCATCTAAAATTAAAGACAAATAATTTTCTTTCAGTAGAAAAATATTTCTTTTTTTATTTTCTATTCTTTCTTCGTACTCATAATTTGATATTTCATTGTAAACATTAAATCCAGAAACATTGGATATTTGAAGTTTTCCAGGATCATAATATTCTAATATAAAGTTTTTTGGAACAATTAATCCACTTTTTAAAATTAATTTTCCTAAAGAATCCCTAATTTCTTTAGTTTCATAATGATGAGTTGCATTTAGCATATTATAAGATCCATATTTTTCAATTAAATAAGAATCAAAAGATTCTTGTGTTAAAGGCCATTCATCATAGAGATTTAAAATATTATTTGATAACATAACCACCCAATCTAATGTTTCATCATTATAGACTTTGAGTGCTATATTATCTGGTCTTTCATCTCCTATAATTTCATATCTTGTAAAATAGGTAAGATCACCGAATATATCTTCTCTTATTTTACCTCTTGTGAAAAGGTTTTTTGTTTTTGTATATTCTGAGATTGATCTATCATCTCTACTAATATACTCTAAATTTGGTATGTTTCTAAAGTAAAGTGACATTTTTTACCATCCAGTTCCTACTAAACCTTCATCAAATTCATAATCATTTTCGTAAACTGGATCAATTTCTCCAAATGTCAAATTTAATTCATACTGAGTCATTGATCCATCTTGATATGTCATATAATTGCCGTCTGGAGTGTAATTTACAGCAATATCTCTCAATGCAGCGACTTTAATTCTATTTAGATATGGGTGATTACCATTATTTTGAGATCCATCACCTGTATAAACATAAGATATTTTGAAGACATTTGGTGCCAATAAGAATAATTGAGAGTTTGATAAACTTGGTGCCATACTCTTTTTAAACCACCTAATTATATCTCTTATAACAAGTGCTTCTCTTTGCTCTCTTGGTGTTAATTTGAAGCTGAATGTAAAACTTCTTAACATAGGACCATTGAAAAGAAGTTCTAAGTTATTATTAATTGCTCCACCAACAGTTCTTGATAAAAGACCATTTGTTTTAACTGCCTGTTCAACGAAATAATTTTGAAGCATTAATTTTAATTCGGGTGTGGCGCTTTTATAAAGTTGTTGTAGTTCAGCAGCACTACCACTAAATGAACCAAAAAACTTTCCAAGATCACCTTCTGCTGCAGACCCAATTGTATTATATGCAGAGTTTGCAAATGCTGCAGTGATTGGATTTAGTTCTCCACCACCCCAATCAACGGACATACCCTCAACAATTCCCGATTGAATGGGAAGATATATTGAACCTAAAAGATTTCTAGTTCTATATTCCATTCCTGGAAGAGTGACTTGTCCTCTTGCTGCTGTGGCAGAATTTCCCAAACCAGATTTTTGATAACTTAAAATTTCAAATTTAATAAAATCTCCACCATTTGCATTTTTTCGATTTATTGGATATATCAGAGTTTTATCTTTTTCGGCAAATCTGCTATTATAATTGTTTATTCTACTTCCAATATCAGTATTTGCAGCATTTCCCTGATTATTCGGATCTCCTGTATTTGGAGTAGAAGTTGAACCATTTTGAGGATTTGAATCGGCACCTGGTTGCCCTTGTGTTGTTGCTGTAGATGGACCAACATTGGCATTTTCTGCCAATTGCTTCAAGTTGGATTGCATCCCATTTTTAATCAATAATGTAGTATTTGCGTTATAACCAGTAATTTGTGCATTTGCCAAATCTTGAATACTATTAAATTGTCTTGTTCCGCCAGATGGATCTGTGTATTGGTACGTTATTTTTCCATCAGTTTGAACGGCATAACTAAGACCCTTTAATCCTGGTGGATTATCCCTAATAGTTGCCGTTGCACCCGGAACAACTGGAACATAACCAGTTGTATTATTTGCAGTTATTGTTGTTAATTTATTTTTACCATTATCATCTTTATATGCACTTGTGCCCCCAACATAAGTCACTCCATTTTCTAATGTTGTACTAGTTACATTCCAGAATGGCATTAGAATTCCTCCCTACTCGCAAGGGAACCAGCAATTTTTTTTACACTTCTTATACTAGTCATTATGACTTGCAAGTTCTTTATTTATATTTATAGGCCCAATTCATCTTCTGTTATGATTTTGAATTCTAACATACGATCTTTGCACCATTCTGTTGCTGCTTTCCACTTAGCAACATTTTTTTCATATGTTAGTGCTTCTGTAATAAAGGTTTTGTTTCTTTTTCTTGGAGTTTTAATCGGTCTTTTTGTTTGACTCTTTGGTTTAACTTCAATTACATATTTTTTTATTGCACCACTTCTTTCTTGTATCTTTACAAAAAAATCTGGAAAATATTTGTGAACTCTACCATCAACTGGAGAAACATAAGGAATAAAAAATTCTTCACTTCCCCATTCTAAAATATTAACTTTCCTATCACAATATCTCATAAAACGAAGTTCCCAAGAACTTCTGTATATAATATTTCTTACATCACCTTTATATTTTTCTGGATTCTGTGGATGAAATTTTCCTTGATGATACTTATCTCTCATTGCCTTACTACATAATATATAAGTAAAGGTATTTATTTTAGTGCTATGCCATTAGCTAGACATTATAAGGTGTCAGAGATTAAGCAAAAGTTATTGCATCCAGCACAAACTTCAGTATATGCTGTTGAAATTTTGACTAAACGAAATATTAATAATTTTGTTGGAGTTAATTTACCAAAGGATCAGGAGGCTATTAATTTGGCTTGTTGTGAAGCAAGTCTTCCTGGATCTAGTTTAGCAACACATGAAGTCAATAATGATTATCATGGAACAAGTGAAAAAATGGCATATCGTAGAATATATGACGATACAATTGATTTGACTTTTTATGTTGATTATAGATACAACACTCTTAAATATTTTTTAGGATGGATGAGTTTTATTGTTGGCGAAGGAAATTACTTTGGTCAAGATGAGTACACTGACCCAACAACTTTTTATAGAATGACTTATCCAAAGTCATATAAAACAAGAATTAGACTTTTAAAATTTGAAAAGGATATTACAAAATCGGCACCAAAATATAAAATAGGATATAACTTTATAGACGCTTTTCCAATTAATATTGCATCAACACCAATTTCTTATGAACAAAGTGATTTATTAAAAGTAACTGTATCATTCTCATATACTAGATACGTGGTTAAAAGTAGATTTAGTCCATATACAGCAACTGCAAGAGTTGGTCCAGCACCATCAACAAGTCCATCAGAACAAGCTGCTGCAAATTCAAGTTATTTTGATTATACTGAGGATCTACCAGTTTTTGAGCAGGATGCAAATTTCTCACTCTCAGATGCACCAACTCTCAATACTGCTGCTCAAAATCTGGTAGATAATCCATTCACTACAAATACAAATAGACCAAGATTGAATCCTGACAGTTCAATTCCTCAACAGGATTTGGACCTAATACGTGATGAACAAAATATAAGAAATTCTTTCAATATCTTTTAATAACTACAATAAATAAAACACCTGAAACATCTATAGGACATTATGCCTTTACCAAAGATTTCTACACCAACATATGAGTTGGAATTACCTTCAACTGGTCAAAACATTAAGTATAGACCATTTCTAGTTAGAGAAGAAAAACTTTTAGTTCTTGCTTTGGAAAGTGAGGATACAAAAGAAATTACAACTGCAATTAAAACAGTTATTAAAAACTGCATTCAAACTAGGGGAGTTAAAGTAGAAGCACTTCCTACATTTGATATTGAATACTTGTTTTTGAATATTCGTGGAAAATCGGTTGGGGAAGTAATTGAGGTCAATCTAATTTGCCCAGATGATAATGATACAACTGTAAAAAAAGAAATTGCAATTGATGAAATTGAAATTAAAAGAAATGATGAGCACACAAATCAAATCAAAATTGATGATAATTTGATGATGGAAATGAAGTATCCATCACTTGAACAGTTTATTAAGAGCAATTTTGATTTTTCTGCTAATACAAATAATATGGATCAATCATTTGATTTGATTGTTTCTTGTATTGATAAAATTTACAATTCTGAGGAAGTTTGGGCTTCTTCCGATGTAACCAAGAAAGAACTGGTTGATTTCTTGGAACAAATGAATTCAACTCAATTTAAACAAATTGAGAAGTTCTTTGAAACTATGCCAAAATTGCATTATTCAACTACTATTAAAAATCCAAACACTAAAGTTGAGAGTGAGATTGTTTTAGAAGGACTTTCTAGTTTTTTCGGGTAGCCATGGTCCATATGGACCTTGCTAACTATTATAAGTTGAATTTTGCCTTGATTCAGTATCATAAATATTCATTGACTGAGATTGAGAATATGATGCCTTGGGAACGTGATGTATATGTTACATTATTGGAACAGCACTTGGAAGAAGAAAGGCAAAAACAACAACAAAAGAGTTAGTAATTCATGGCAGCCGAGGATCCAACCCAAACTAAAACTCAAATTATAGATCCAGAAATTGCCAAACTTCTTGGGTTGGAGGATGACTTTGATCTTGATTATGATGACTATTTTTCTCTTCTTCGAGAAAAAATAGCAAAGGCTGCTTTTGAAAAAGACTCGAAGTTATCCGAGGAAGATTTGGCAAAACTTGCCAATGAGAGAAAAAGAATAAGAGATTTAAAAGATTATAAATTTACTACTCCACCAAAGAAAACAGTAAATGTAGATAGTTTCTTTGGAAGAAAAAAAGAAACAAATCAAGAACAAAATAAACCAATTACGGACGCATCAAAACTTTTAGCTGGTTCTCCAGGAGCAATAAAGGCAAGTCAGGCAGAACCAAAAATTGATGATGTAGAAGAGCAAAAAGATAATAAAGTTGATAAATTATATAAATTTGTAAACGGTGATCTTTTAAGTATAGTTAAAGAGATTCGTAGTCTTACAGAAGATATTGTAAATATTTTTAAAAAGCAATCACAAGCAAATAAAAAAGCACAAGAAAGAAATAGAATTCAACAAAATAAACAAAAAAAGGCAGGAAGAGAGTCCAAATTAGAATCGAAAAAACAAGATTCAAAAGGATCAAAATTACTTGATAAAGTCACAAAACCATTTACGAATATTTTTGATACTATAAAGAACTTTATTATGATGGTCCTTTTGGGATCAGCAGTTCAATGGTTAATGGCTGTTATTGAAAATCCAAAAATTCTTTTGCAGCCAATACAAGATTTACTTGATGGTATTGTTGGAGTCTTTAATAGTATTTTACAATTTATTGATAATAAACTTATTCAACCAGTAAGAGGATTTATTGATTCTATAAATTCTGCCATAAGTGGATTTATTGATATGGTAAATGGTGCACTTAAATTTATTCCAGGATCACCACAATTACCAAATGATTCAGATAAGGGTGTTGTTCCAAATATTCCGGAAATGCCCGAACTTCAAGCACCGGATATTGTTGGAAATAGAGAACCAGAACCACAACAGAAAGGAGAATCGCAACCACAGTCTTCTCCCGGAGTTAATGTAAAGTTTAGTGGTGGATCTATTGAACCAATTAAACCAGTTATTGCTAAGAGTGTAGGTGGATCTATTACTAGACCTAGTCCCGTTCTTATTAAGAATATGGGTGGGTCTACAACTCCACCTCCAAGAAAAACTCCTACTATTGGAAATGATACTGTTTCAAATAAAGGTGGAGTTGTTAATAATGATACAGTGAATACAAAAATATCTGGATTAGGTCCAGATCAATACTTAACTGCACTTTCTCTTGGTGAATATGTTTTAAAACCTGGAGCAGTTGACTGGTTGGGTGGAGAAGATTATCTTGATAAAGTTAATTATATGTTTGGCGGAAGATCTGAAAGAAGAACTGCAAACATTGGTGATATTAATATTGAAGCAATGAACACAGGTGGATCTGTTGGTGGTGAAAGAGGTCAAGGAAGTGGGGGAGTTAAGCGTAAAGATGATGCACACAAACACAATGAATCTACTAGTTCGTCTAGCAGTGTAGAAACAACAAAAAATACAGAAACCCAAATCGGACCTGAAAAAAATACAGTAGAACAAAATTTAAAGGTTAATGATCCACCCTCAAATTCCCCAAATGTTCAAACTCAGGAGGGTAGAAAGTTAATTCCAAATGAATATATACAAAATACAAAAAATACAACACATGTAAAGATTGGCGATAAAGAAAAGAAAAATTATGTTATAAGATATGAAAGAATAGGAAATTCTAATAGTAAAGAAGCAACTTATACCGTAAAACAAATTAATAAGTTGGTTCAAAGTTCTTTCTTGGGATTAAATGATAAATTTACTGGAGTAAACCCTCAGAGTCCAGAAGGACAAGCAGTTATAAACTCTATGGAACTGAAAAAATGGTTCTCTTGGGATGATACTGCAGGACAAGTTGATACTAAAAATATAAAAGTAGAAACTCATAAAGATGCAGATCTCTGGTATTGGTACACTAGATCTTATAAAGCAAATTATGATTATTGGAAAAAATTAAATGTAACTGAAAATGAAGCAAAAAATAATGCTGCAAGAGCGGCAGCAGAATTTTCTATACCAGGTAAAGATGAAGAAGGTGAAGGAACAAGCTTTTTACCAGGTGCAGATAATCCTTCAGCAGCACCAGAATCACTTAAATCAGTTGCTGTAGATTCTGATGTTTCTAGTACTGGTACTGACAAATCTGGATATGATGTTTCTTGGAATGTTGCTGTAGAAGGGAGTGGAGTTCAGCAAAGATATCTTGATGCATTAGAATCTGGTAGATATATTAATGGTCCAAATAATTCTTCACCATCTTCTTCTACATCTTCAAATCCAATGGGAGGAGGATCTGCAATAAATGCAAGAAATTATTCATCTTCTTCAGTTTCATTTGTCAGGAATAATAATTCTTATGCCATGGGAATGGGAGGAGGACCTCCAGTCACCGGAGGAAACAATTCTTCTTCAGTTTCTAACTTTATGACTGGAGGAAATAATTCTTCTTCAGTTTCTAACTCTTTTGTTGGAGGAAACAATTCTTCTTCAGTTTCTAACTCTTTTGTTGGAGGAAACAATTCTTCTTCAGTTTCTAACTCTTTTGTTGGAGGAAATAACTCATCCTCTTCAGTTTCTAACTTTATGACTGGAGGAAATAATTCTTCTTCAGTTTCTAACTTTATGACTGGAGGAAATAATTCTTCTTCAGTTTCTAACTCTTTTGTTGAAGGAAATAACTCATCCTCTTCAGTTTCTAAATCTTTTACTGGAGGAAATAATTCTTCTTCAGTTTCTAATCTTTTACTGGAGGAAATAATTCTTCTTCAGTTTCTAACTTTATTTCTAATAAATCTAATCAGGTGGGAGGTAGTGGTGGTTCAAGTATATTAGATCCTACAAAGACTGCTGCTTCAGCGCCACATGTATTTAAGGCAGCACAAGAAGCAAGAGCAAAGGCAAGAGCAGAAGGTCTTTCTCCAGAAGAAGTTGAAAGAAGAGTCATAATTGCTTCCGAAAATGCAAAAATAAATGGTCCATCTTCTGATCCATTAAGTCCAACATTTTCTCAACCCAATCAACCAAAACCAACATTATTACAGTCAACATTCCAAAAGAGAAGAGAAAATAGAGGTTCTTCATATACTCCACCAACTCAACCAAAAATTGCTCCAACAAAAACTCCAACAATTCCAAGTACACCTCCATCTAAATCATCAATGACAATGATGCCAGTTCCTAGTGGAGGCAATCAATCCAAAACTTTATCAAGTGGAATGACAAAAACTGGAACAACTCCACTGCCGAATATAAGTTCTTTTGATGGCAATCAGCAAACTATTGTGACAGTTGCTGCAATTTATAATATCTGGGGAATGTAAGGAGGAATTATAAATGGCAATACCAGCAGCACTAATGGCAGCAGGAAGAGTAATGGCATCTCAAGGTTTGAAACAAGGTGCAAAAACTGCTGCTAAAAATTTTGCTAAAGAAAAGGTCAAAGATATTGCAAAGAAAAAGGCACAGTCATTTATACAAAATAAAAATAAAGATAAAGATGGTAAAGATGGTGGATTAGTAAAACGAGATTCTGGCGATGGTGGTGGAGGTTCTGGAGGATTTTTTGGTGGTGGATCCGGAGGAGGTGGAGGCTCTGGCGGACCCATAGTCCAAACTAAAAGAATTGACGTTAAAAAATTATCTTTAATTGACAAAGAGGAACCTTCATCCGATCAAAAGAAATTTGATGGTTCAGAATTAATAGATGAACTTACAAAAATAAAGAATAATTTAATTACTATAAAGAAAATTTCTAGTAGCAATTTATCTAGATTTTTGGATGCTCAGAAAAATAGAAGAAGAGCACAGGAGTTTTCAAAAAGAAAAGATAAAGAAGATAATTTAGAAGCAACTAAAGAAAAAACTAAAAAACCAAAATCAATAAAAGGTATAAAGGGTCCAGGTTTTCTTGATCTTGTCTGGGGTTATATCACCAATGTATTATTGGGATCTCTGGCAATGTATTTGCTTAGGTATGTTCCTCAGATACTCAAAATGTTTGAGGAGATTGCAGATGGATTAACTAATGTCTGGCAAAGAGTTAGACTTGCAATTATTAGTGCAAGTGTTCTTTTCAGAAAACAAATTAGATTTGTTTTTAATCTTGGAAGAAAGATATTAAAGTTTGCAGCACCTCTTATAAAGAAAGCTGGTTCTATTGTAAAAAAAGTTCTTGGTTTTGCCGGAAAAAGAATTTTTAATCTTATCAAAGGTGCAGCAGGTCTTGCTTTAAAATTAGCAAAAAAAGTTGTTCCAGGTGCAGTAAAAGCAGCTACTCCTGTTGTTAAAGGTGCTGCTAAAGTTGCCGGAAAGGTTGTTGGTGGTGCTGTCAAAGCAGGGGGCGTTGCCGCAAAAGCAGCTGGAAAAGCAGCAGGTATTATAAAGAGATTTAAATTTATTTCAAAATTATTTAAAAAGGTTCCTTTTGTTGGCGCACTCATTGGAATTGGTATTGACCTTGCAATGGGTGAAAGACTCGATAAGGCAATTGCTGGAGCAGCTGGAGCATCTTTAGGGACAGCAATTGGTGGTGCAATAGGAACTGGTTTAATTCCTATTCCAGTTGTTGGAACTTGGGTTGGAGGTGTTGTTGGGGGTGCTATTGGAGATTGGGCAGGAAAGGCAATTTATTCCAAGTTAATTGGTCTCCAGGATGCGGCAGATAAAGAAGCACCTGTTGAGCAAAAGTATGCTGCAGGTAGAATTGGTCAAGGAAGCACATTTGGAGTTCGTAGAAATAGTTCAACTTCATCTCCAGGAACAGTTTCTACAATAAACTCCAAAGTTTCTCCATCAATTGAAAGTAGTGCTAAGAAAAATATTTTTAAAGATGAAAAAACTTATGAAAATTATAATGAAATTAGAAACAAACTGGGCAGTAGTTCTTTTGTTGGAGAATTGATGCAAATCGGTCTTGATGCTGGATTGGGTCAAAAAATAAGCAAAACAAGAACAGATAATGCAGCAAAACAAATCGGATCTTCAGTAGGAAAATCATTATCAGAAAGTGATGTTTTTGGATTTAATAAGAGACTTGTAGAACCGCTTACAGAAAATGTAACTAACTGGGCAAAAACATCAATATTTAATGAATTAACTAGAGTTTCGATAAACAACAATTACGAAACGACTGGGACTTTGGAATTGGATTTAAAGGACCCAACAGTTTCTTCGGAGACAGGATCTCCATCTGGTACTGAAGGCACTACTGGAGGTACTGGAGGTACTAGAGGTGCTGGAGGTACTGTTGTTGCTGGCGGTGCCGTTGCTGCTTCGGAATTATATAAAGAAATAGGATCTAATGCTGAGCAGTGGGATATCTTTAGGAACAGTATTGCTTACATTGAATCTAAGGGAGATTATAAAATTCCCGGAGGGAGTGGTATGCATTATGATGGTAGATATCAAATGGGAGAAGCTGCCAAAAAAGACGGATCAAGAATTGCAGGAGTTCCTTACCCTGGACATTCCAATGATCCAAATGCACAAGTAAGAGTTTCGTATAGAAATAATCCAGAATTGCAGGAGATTATATTTACTGGTTTTACTATTGCAAATCATCGATATTTGATGAGAAATGCAAAATATAAGTCTGCAAGTATTGAAAGAAAACTACAGATTCTTGGATATGCACACAATCAAGGAATGGGTGGGGCAGAGGACTGGTTAAATACCGGGCAAGTTGGCGCTGATGGATTTGGAACGAAAGGAACAGCGTATACTGATTTGATTGCCAAAAACTTTAAGGCAAAGAAATCTGGTGGGGAAATGCAACTTGCTAAAGGAGCAGTATCAATTCCATCCTCACCTGGTACTCCATCTCCAGATACTAAGAGATCATCCCAATCTACTTCTAGTACAGGAAGTCCCGCAGAACCTGGTTCTCCCAAAAATGCAAAGAGTAGAAAAATATTTTTACATTGGTCTGCTGGGAACTATAATACTCCATATTCAGCATATCATACTACTATTTTGGGTGATGGTAAAAGAGTGCAAAATACTCCATATGATCAGGATAAAAGTGGTCATACAGCAGGAGGAAATACAAACTCTATTGGTCTTGCTGTTGCCGCAGCTGCAGGAGCAAGTGAAAATGATGTGAAGACACCGCCAACATCCAAGCAATTGGATGTTATGACTTCCGAAGCAGCAAAATTAGCTAAGGGATGGGGATGGACTCCTGCAAGTGTTGATAGCAACGTCAAAACTCACGGTGAATGGGAAAGATATGCAGTTCCTGCAGGAATACTATCACCACCAGTTCAGAGATGGGATTTGGATAAATTATCTAATGCTGATAAGTTTGGTAGTGGTGGACCAAAACTCCGTGATATGATTAAATCAAAATTATCTGCAATGGGTGGCGGTGGAGATGGAAATGGTGGTCCTGCAAAGAAGCATAAAGTATCAGAATTTATTATGGGAGGTGGAAAGAGAGTATTAACTTCAGGTATGGGAATGCGAGATTTTGCATTGTCACCAGGTATGCATATGGGAATTGACATTGCAGGAACAACTGGAGAACCATTGCAAGCATTTACTGATGGTGTTGTTGAAGATACTGGATATCGTCCAAATGGATATGGTTATTATGTATCTTGGATTGATGATCAGGGAGTTGGTCATTTTTATGCTCATATGAATAAACCAGCATTTGTTAAAAAAGGACAAAAAGTCAAAAAAGGAACTATTCTCGGAGAACTTGGAAGTACTGGTAGAAGTTCTGGCCCTCATCTACATTGGGAAGTTGCAACAAATCCAAGTGATACTGGAAGATCAAAATCAGCGGTTCTTTCAAGATTTAATCCACTTTCAAGATATGGAATTGATTCCCCATTTGGAGGAAATATTCAACCAGATCAACCAGATCCAAGTATTGCATCTTCTTCTCCCGATTCTTCATCTTCTCCAGGTTCACCATCTTCTCCAGGTTCACCATCTTCTCCAGGTTCACCATCTTCTCCAGGTTCACCATCTTCTCCAGGTTCACCATCTTCTCCAGGATCTTCAGGATATGATGTTTCTTGGAATGTTGCTTTAGAAGGAAGTGGAGTTCAGCAAAGATATCTAGATGCATTAGAATCTGGCAGATATATTAATGGTCCAGCAAATCAGAGAAATGTAGATTCTTTAATGGAAGAAACTTCTTACGAACAAGGTGGCGGTAATAATATAATAATGATGCCAATGTCACAAGGTGGTGGTTCTTCAGCACCTCCCGTTAATGGTAGAGTTAATAAGTCTGGAGGAAGTTTGTCTGCTGGTGTAAATAGTAATATGGATATTTACAATAAATCCCTAAAGCAAGTTATCGTTTCCGCATTTTATAAAATATAATTTAAATGTCTAATCCGCAAATTTTACCATCAGATATAAAAAAATTCATAGTATTTCCAACTGATGGTGGAAAAGAAAGAGATATTGCTGGATCTATAGTCCAATTAAATTATTATGAAAATATACTATCAAACTCAATTACAATGAGTGTTGTTGTGGCAGATTCTGGTGGACTAGAATTTGAGAAAAAAAATATGATAGGTCTTTTGGATGGAATACCTATAAGAGGTGGTGAAAGAGTTGTTATTGAATTTTCTGATAATCAAGATACAAAGAATACATTATCATTTGTTGATCAAAGTTTTTATGTAAACAGAATAAGCAATGCAAATCCAGGGACGCAAAATGAGGTATTTTTTCTTGACTTATGCACTAGAGAGTTTTTGGCAAATGAGCAAACAAGAGTTGTAAAAAGATATGATGGAAAAATTTCCGATAATGTAATACAGATACTAAGAGATAAGACTGGATTAAATACAAAAAAAGATATTGATGCAGATTCGACAGTTATTCCATATAACTTTATTGGGAATGACAGAAAACCATTTTATGTGTGCACTTGGCTAGGAACAAAAGGAGTTCCAGAAGAAACTGGAAAGATTAATAGTGCTGCTGGTTATTTTTTCTATGAAACTTATGATGGATTTAAATTCAAATCAATCGATGTTTTATTAAATCAAAAACCAAAGGATAAGAAAAGATATGTTTATACAAATGCCCCAAATATAAATGAAAAAACAGAATATACATCAAAAATATTGTCTGTAAATATTGATAGAGACATTGATCTTCAACAAAATGTTTCTATGGGGACTTATGCAAATAGAAGTTTATTTTTTGATTTTTATGCAATGGATTATGAAGTTAGAAATTATAATTTGAAATTCAATCAAAAAGACGGAATAACACCCGCAGAAGAAAATGTATTATTTGTTCCCGATGAATTTACAGAAGCACCTTCAAGACTTATGAATCTTGTTTTGGATTATGGAACTATGCCATCTGGAAATACTCCAAATGCACAACTGAAAACATGGAAAGATGATCCAAAGTATGCCAATTATGATGCACCAAAATTGATGGTTCAAACTATCATGCGTTATAATCAACTATATACAATTAAGACTAACATTATTATTGCAGGTGATTTTAGTCTTAGAGCAGGTGATATAATTGAGTGTGATTTTCCAGACCTCACAAAAAGAAAAAACAAAAGACCAAATAAGGAGACAAAAGGAAAATATTTAATTGCTAGTTTGTGTCATAGGATAACACCAGAAGATACTTATACTAGTTTGACTTTAATTAGAGATTCATTTAACGCCAAATCAAATATAGATTAAAACTATGGAATCAATTAACCAGCACATACAGAGCATTAATGATGAATTGGATGATTCAAATACAAATGGACAAAGAGTTAGACATTTAAAATCTGAACTAAACTCTTTAGAAAAATATAAAGAAAATCATCCAGATGATGATCATGATCCAACACCATTGGAACTTTATTGTGACGAAAATCCCGACGCTTTAGAGTGCAGAATCTACGATGATTGAACACGAACTGTTTAAGAAACAATTTGTTGGAAGAGATGGATTTGTCTGGTGGATAGGACAAATTGTTGATGCAGGAATTTGGAAAACTAATATTCCTGCATTTAGAACAAATACGACTGATGGTCATAAAGGATTTGGTGAAAGATATAGAGTTCGCATTATGGGATACCATACTGCAGACAACAAGTCTCTTCCTGATAATGATTTGCCTTGGGCAACAGTAATGTATCCAGTGACTGCTGGTGCTGGTAGTGGATCTGCATCAGAAAGCACACAATTACGACAAGGAAATTTTGTCTTTGGATTTTTCTTAGATGGTGAAGATGGTCAACAACCAGTTATTATGGGAGTTATTGGATATAACTCATACACTGCTGTCCAAAGAAATGTTCCCCCAGTTCCATTTCTTCCTTTTGATGGTTATGAAAAACTTGATAGAAGAGCTCAATATGCTGTAAAGGAAAAAAGAGAACGTATAAATGGTCTTCAGACTAAACCACCCGGAAGAATAACAAGAGATCCTCAACCAACAATAAGCACTTCAGTTGAAAATCCAACTAATTTAGAGAGTGCTCAAGAGGAATCTCAAAGAAGTGAAGCAACAATTACCACACACCAATCAAAATTAAGATCTCAGGGACCAAATCAAGCTAAAGGTATAGGAACAGATATTAAGAACTTAATTGCAAAAATTGAATTAATTCTTAGAGATCTTTCAAAATTTGGTTCCGAGCAAAAAGATTTAATAAATCGTTTTCAAGATAAGATACAAAAAGCATTAGATGAAGCAGTTAAATTTGTATCTGCAAAAGTAAAATGGATTATTAAAGAGTTGAGAAAAAATGTCATAGAAAGAGCAAATGACGTTTCAAAGAAATTAACTTTTCTCTTTATGCCAAATGAAAGACCAAGAGTTAAAACTGCTCAGGATAAGGTTCTTTTTGGCATTTCTTGTCTTTTCAATAAAGTATTGAATGGAATTGCAAAATTAACTGGAAAATTTTTAAAAAATATTGCAAAAAAAGTAGTTAATGTCACACAATGTCTTCTTGAAAATTTTGTAGGTGGTTTTTTAGGAAAAATTACTGGAGTAATTTCTGGGGCACTGAATGCAATATTTAAACCCCTAAACTCTTTGACAAGTTTGATTAAAGGAGTTGCTGGAGGAATATCTCTTGGATTTAATGCAATTGGAGAAATTTTTGATACTGTAAAAGGTATCCTTGGTTTCTCTTTCTGTGAAACTAAGATGAAAAAACCTGTTGTTGATGTATGGAGTATTTGGGATGGAGCTGGAAATAATGGAGGAGGTGCTGTAAGTTTAAAGAAAATTATTAGGCAGGCAAAAAAGGCAGGTAAAGGATTAACTGGTCAATTTTTAAATGCTGCTGCATCTGGTGTCGGAGTTGTTGATGAAGTTACTGGTGTAGTTGGAGATGTTGGAGGATTGGTTTCAGATATTGGATTTGAGGATTTATTTGATGGAAATGGATGTGGAGTTGGTCCAGTTCCTTGTGGACCTCCAACTGTTTCATTTTTTGGTGGAGGGGGCGTAGGTGCTGCGGCAAATGCTATTGTAAGTCAAACTGGAAGAGTTATTGGAGTTGATATTTTAAGTTCTGGTTCTGGATATACAGAAACACCTTTTATCAGTATTGGAGATCCTTGTGGAAAGGGTAGAGGTGCTCTTGCAAAGGTTGTTCTTAATAATTATAATGGAGGAGGACAAGGTTCAGGTCTTGGTTTAGATTCTAGTATCATAGATGCTTCAACATTATTAACTGGTTCCGCGTCAGGTTTAAGTAATGGGCAACCAATAACACTTCCAGAAATTCAAACAACTCCAACAGATCAGTCAATTGGTCAGACTGGAGTTGGTGGTCAAGTTCCTTCTGCGGGAAATGATGGATTTACTGGTACTCCTATAGAAGTTGTATTACTTTCTCCTGGAACAGGTTATTCTGATGGTTCTGATGTTCCTACTACAGGAGGAACTGGTGAAGGATTAACTGTCAATATAGAAACTACTATTGATGCAACATTGGGAGGTATTATTGCCGATATTGCACAACCACCTGCACCAGATATTAATAAAAATAGAACAATAAGAATTGTTGAAGGTGTTAAATTAACTGCAGGAGGAGTTCCAATACAAATTGGAGCACCAGAATTTACACGACCACCAAATCTACCAAAAACTGATTATGATAGAATTGTGAATAATTTTGATGCTATTGATATTGATGGTGATGGATTTATTACAAATACTGATTCCACATTAATTCTAGCTTATTCTGCAGGTGTTACAGACTTTAGTTTTATTACTTTTCCTTCTGGAGCAACAAGAACAACTAATGCAGAAATATTATCACATATCGGTATTCATACTGAAGGTGGAACAGGTGCACTTGACATAAGTGATAATGGAGTTGTTGGTGGTGTTGATGTATCATTAATCTCAAGATTCATAAATGCAAATCCAAGTAGCGATGTTGTAAATGTTCCAACAAAAACTTTAACTGTTGGAGGTACTGGAGGAACTCCGGTATTTGCAGGAGAACTTCAAGTTACTGCAGGGGGAACGGGAGGTATTCCCGTTGTTAGTGAAGTAAGTAATGTCAAATTAACTTCAGGTATAAAAGAAATTAAAGCAGGTGCTACTGGAGGAGAACCAGTTAAAGCAGGAGCATTTGGTGGAAGAATAGTTACTATGGATGGAACTAGAATAACTGTTGGCGACTCCGCTGCCAATAGTGCTAGTGGAGAATTTGTTATTGCATATCAAGAAAAAGAAGTTACTGCCGAATATCAAGGAAATGAAACTGATCCAGAAGAAATTATTGATGGTTCTATAGTTTCTGTTCAAATATTTGATCCTGGAGAAGGTTATCAAGTTGGGGATATTTTAACAATTGATGATGGGAGTGGAGCAACAATTAGAATCGAAAAGGTTCAAGGTCCCACTTTAGAATTGTTAGATAAGGATACGGCATCACCTGGAGGAGTTGCAAAAGTTATAATTCTTGAACCAGGAGAAGGATATTTATCCAATTCCGATGGCGATGAGGGTGGTGATGGAAGAATTTGGAAAACTAAGGACCAAACTTCTGTAAGAAGAGAAAATTTTGATTATGATAGACCATACAATCCTGGTCAAATTGTCAAGTTAAATCCAGGAGATGAAGTATTTCTTCCTGTAGGAACTTCTGAGAAGATATTTGATACTAATGGAAATATTTTAGAAAATATTCCAGGAGGAATTTTTTATAAAGTTTCAAATGAAGCAGAAATTACTGCTCCAGAACTTCCAGATATTGATGACATTCCTTTACAATTTGCAACTGCTGGTAATGGACAATATCCGATTATCTTATGTTTGGATGAAATTTATATTAAGAGTTCTGGATTTGATTATAGTCCCGAAGATAAAATTGTTATGGAACCCAATTATGGAGCAGTTTTGGAACCAGTATTTGATGAAAATGGTTCTTTAGCAAAAGTTAATATTGTCAAGAATTCTGAAGGTTTCACAGATGTTCCCGAAATCTTTATAGATAGTGAGACTGGATACAATGCCGAACTTATTCCAGTATTTTCAGTATGTAGAATTGGAGATCTTCTTGAAGATGAGATTCCACCAGGTCAAAATATTATTTCTGTTGTAGATTGTGTAGGTAAATTTTAATGGCAGATAAATTACAGAGAAATTATCACGCTCATAGAAAAGGGACTAAAGATAGTGAAACTATCAGAGGACACGTCCATAATGATAATGTACTATCTGCATATATGGTTCGTAGTGGATATGATTATAGACATTATGTTACTCTTGATGCAGATAAAGGTAGACAGGGTTGGACTATCATTCGTTGTCCAGGAGCATTTGAATTAAAGGCAGGTGATGATGTTCCTTATAATAAGTTTGGAATTTATCTTGAGGCAATCAATGGAGACATTGTTTTAAGAGCAAAAAATGGAAGAATTAAATTAGATGCTGAAAATATTGATTTGTTTGCAGAAGGAACTAAGAATAATGCTGGAGTTATTAACTTAGAATCAAATGAGCAAATTAATTTCACAACAAAAAATCTAACAATTAATGTTGATTCTGTTGCTAAATTCTTTTCTTCTGGATCTCTGCAAATGGTTGCTGACGCATCTCTCGATATTTACGGAGGTCTTATTGATGTTGCAACTTCAGCACAAAAGATAAAAGCATCTAAATTTCCATCCAGAATTTCTAAGATACATAATAAAAAGAACTTTGTTTAGTATATAAACCAATGTCAGCTAGTTTTGATGATTTATCAGTTGGAAAGAGACTTTTTATAGGTAAGGGAAATCCCGAACTTCTTGGTAGAGGACCTTTTGAAGTCAGGGGATCAATGTACTGCGAATCTCCTGCAGTATTTGGAAGAGCAAATCAGTTCCCAAATGTTTGGGCAACTGTAATGATTGGAAAGATGGGTAATAGAGATTCTCCTCCACCATTTGTTCCGGGATTTTTGCCAAGTTGTTTTGGTCCAGTAAATCACTCTCCATATTCTCTTGCGGTTAGGGGAGATGCTGTAGTTTTTAATCATCTTGATGTTGCAAAAGACGTTACTGCTGGAAGAAAAGTAAGAGCTTTGGGTGTGGAAGCACTTGGAGACGTTGTTGCTGGATGTGGAGTACATAGATTATCAATTAAAAAGGATTTTGATATTAAACATCCAACAAAAGAAGGTTGGAGACTTACTCATTCTTGTGTCGAAGGACCTGAAGCAGCAGTATATGTTAGGGGAAGAGTTAAGAATAAAAAAGAAATTAAACTTCCTGGATATTGGAAAAATTTAGTTGATGTTAAAACAATTACAGTTAATTTAACACCAATTGGATCTCATCAAGATGTTATTGTGAAAAGGTGGGATGATGAAAAAATATACTTACAATCTAATGGAGGACTTCCTATAGATTGTTTCTATTATATTATGGCGGAAAGAATTGATACGGAAAAATTAATTCCAGAGTACGAAGGTAATATTGAGGATTATCCTGGAGATAATAATCAAAGGTCAATTGTAGGATACAATTACGACATTAAAAAATAATATACATAAAACAATAGGCAATAAGATATGACCGAAGAAGAGTTAGAAGAACTTCTAGAGGAAGAGGGGTTTGTAGATTCTGAACCAGTACCAAATCTCCCAAGAAACTATCCAGAATATTGGATAGTAGATCGTGCTACAGGAATTGTTGGGATAGGAACAGCAGATCCAGTAAATGCTAGATTTCATATTGTCGATGATAGAGAAACTCCAACCGTTAGAATAATTCAAAAAGGTCGTGGAGATTCGCTCTTAATTGATAATAAACGTCTTTCCGATCAAAATGGTCCACCAACAATTCCATATCTTAACATAAAGAATGATGGTAGAATTGGTATTGGAACATCTCAACCATTATCAGAAATTCATTTAATTACTGATGCAGAGAATAGCAATATTTTAATTGGAGAACTTCCTGATAATACTGGTTCTGCAACAGACTCTGGAATCTCATTTACTGGACTTGCAAACACTGTAACTTCCGCACTCTTCACTGAAGTTGATGGTGCTCTGATTTCATTAGGAGCAAATGTTGGTCAAGCAGGCATTGTAGATACTAGTCGAGTTGGCGGCATTATTCGCATTGATACTAGAAGGACTGGCGATCCTTTCGTCGGTGCTAATCCTGGTGCTGGAAATTCGAGTTGTTTTTCAATTAAAGGAGTTGGGATTGGCGAAAGTATTAGTGATGAATATACTGCATATACAACAAATTTAGACACTGGTGATACATTCATTGCACCCGATAGAGGTGATGTTTTTGTAGTTGCATTCTCAACAGAAACTTCACTTGGAGTTGCAACAGATAGAGTAATACCTTATTATAGATTCTATAACAACGGAAACGCAGGTATTGCTGGAACATTAACTCTTCCCGATATATCAGAAATAACTTTAGGAATTTCTAGTGATTTAACTCTATTCCATGATCCAGTTACGGAAAATAGTTATATTATTGAGGATAATCCAAATGGATCTCTTGTAATTGCTGGTGACAATATTGAGTTTAGAGACACTTCTTTAGTAGATTTGTATGCACAATTCAATACTGATAGTGGAGTAGAACTATTTTTTAATAATGAGAAAAGACTTGAAACTGTTGGAACAGGTATTTCAATCTTTAGTGGATTAGCAGGAACATCAAATGTTGCAACTATTTTTGGTCCTTCAGAAATAGTCATTGATCCATCACCAATAGGTGTAGGAACTACAAGTGGTCTTGTAAGAATTAAGGGTGACTTGTATGTAGAAGGTAGACAAACAATTATTGATTCTACAATAGTTACTATTGCAGATATTCAAATTGGAATTGGAACTTCAGTTTCTTCTGATACTCTTGGATTTGCAACAGCAAATGCTTTATTGGATACTGGTGGAATTACAATTGGTGTTGGAACTGTTCAAAAGAGTTTTACTTATAACTTAGCATCAGATTCTCTAAAATCTTCAGAGAATATTGATTTAGGTATTGGAAAAACTTATAGAATTGATGGAAATGATGTCTTAAGTGCTACAACTTTAGGAACGGGAGTTACTGATTCTTCTCTAACTAATGTAGATACTTTAATTGATTTAGAGGTTATTGGAGTAACTTCAATTGGCGTATTGCCAATTGGTGGTGGTCCTGGATTTTCATCCCCAACAGATAATTTTACTGTTTATCTACCTTCAAGATTTGATAATACGGCAAATTTTGATAATACTGTAACTATTGGAGAAGATATTACAGTTGCTGCTGCACTTGACAAATTAACAGTAAATTCAATTTCTACTTTTAGAAGTGGTTTAACCGCAAATAACATTGCAATTGAAGGTACTGAGGGAACTCCTGTTGCCGCTGGAGTTGGAATTTTGACCGTTGCTGCAATCAGTCTTCCAAATCCAATTGACGGTGGTTATGGAAATGCTGGAGATATTTTAGTTTCTACAGGTTCAACTGTATACAATACCACTGGAATTGGTCTTTCTTGGGTTGAGATTGATACTGATATTAGTATAGTAACTTATGATTCTCCTGGTGGCGGTGCCGCTTCTCCAAGTGCAATATTTCGTATAGCAACAACGCCAACGACCAATCCCTCAACTCCTGATGAACCACTTGGAGTAACAACGGCTTTATTTGTTTCTGATGGTGGATTGGAATATAATCATTCAACAAATATTTTATCGGATGTTAATGGAAAATATAGAGCAATTCCGCAAGAAATAAATCCTTCAGGTGGTATAGATAGGTCATATGTTGGAAGACACGTCATTATTGATAGTTATAGTGCGGTTACTGGAATAGGAGCATCATTTAGAAATGGTTTCTTTGATATTGGCGATGCAGTTACTGTAGTAAATACGGTAGGAACCGCAGTAACGGGGCAGGTAAATGTATCTTGGCAAGATCCCTTAAATCCAGGACTTTTTACTGTATCGCCATTTGAAGGATCAGTTTCTGAAGTTGCAATGATTCCATTTTCAATTGCAACATTTTTATGTATAGATAATGCTGGAGGACAAACTTCATTCATTGTCGCCGGAAATGGAATATTTGGTATTTAAAATATGACTATTATACAAGCATTGGTATATGGTGGAGGAAGAAGTTCAGATGAAATTTATGAAACAATTGAGACAGAATTTGGTCCTATAGGAACAAAACCTTTAGTTACTATTATCCCAGATACTCCCAATTCCGAGCAAACATTTCCACCTATAACTGGAGGCGGAATTCAACCAACAATAAATGATGTTACTCTTGATGGAACTTTGCTAATTGAAATGTGGGGAGGTGGAGGAGCATCTGGTTCATGTAGAGAAGGTCAATCTGGAAATGGAGGTCCTGGAGGATATACCGCAATTCGTGTACCAACAAGATCTTTGGGACTTTATAATAGATTTCTTAAGATTAAAGTTGGTGGTGGAGGGGGAAACCCAGATTCTTTCAATATCCCGAGCGATGAATACGACACTCAAAATATTGCAACAATAACACCGATAGCATCAGCAGCAGCCGTTAGTTCAGTTACTCTTGGTAATGTTGCATATACAACACAATCTACGGTAGGATCTACAAGAACACCAGGAGCCACGCCAACTCAAGTATCTACTGGCACTGCTTCAAATTCAACGGCAATTCCTTTAACATCAGTATTGGCAGTAAATGATGTAATTTTTGTTGCAGCATCTTGTGATGATGGATCATTCCCAAGTCTTGCAGGTTTTACTGATTTGTTATTCAGAGCAGCTCCTGTAGATAATACTCCAGGAACATTGAATGGTCCATCATATAGATTGATGTATAAAGTTATTGCTGCCGGAGATCCTTTGTTAACTACTCCAAGTATATCATTAGGACTAACTCCACCAGTGTCAAACACTGCTAAAATTGTTTCTTATGTTGCAACTGCATTTAGAAATGTGGACCCCACCTTTGGCATTTATCCTTTTGGAGAAAATATTTTAAACAGATCAACTAATACAAATACTACATCTTTACCAGATTTTATTTCTGATGTACCTGGATGCACTCTAGCATCTTTTGGATTTCTTGATGATAGGACTACAACTGTCACTCCTCCACCAGTATATGTTGCAGGACCAATTGCATCTTCAAATAATAGTCCAGCAGGACCAATTGCAAGAAAAACAGGAATTACTATTAATGGAGTTGCCGGAGATACCTTTGTACAAGATCAAGATGCTTCGGGAACTCCAGTAACATTTGATATTGGAGGTTTATCTGCAGGTGATTTTGTTCTTGTTGCTGCTGTGTCGGATGGTCAATTCCCAAACACCTTTGGTCCTGGATTTACTGAGTTTACATCTCCACTATTTTCTCAACCAAACGTAAGATATGGATATACTTTTGCTGCAGGAACTACAGTAACAGTGGAAAATAGTGATAATGCTTCTGGAGGTAATGATAATATTGCATATTCAGTATTAGTTTTTACTGGTGTTGATGATGAATGTCCATTAGACGTAAATCCCGTGGAGAATGATGATGGTGGTGGTGGTGGTTTTCCAAACCCACCAAATATAACACCAATAACTGATGGATGTATGCTTGTTGCTCTTGGATTTCTTGATGATGATGTAGTTGATCCGGCAGATGTTAGTGCTCCTGCAGGATTTATTTTAGGTCCAATTTCGGCAACAGATCAGGGTGGAGGTGATTCTTCATCTGTTTCGACGGCTTATCGTTTATTAACCGCTGGAGCAAACACTGCTCAGGGTGTTGGTTCATTTTTTAGTGCAGACGGTAATGATGATGATTCTTGGCTCTCTTACACACTTGCTCTCAGACCAAAGAGAATAGATTCTTCTGTGTTTGCTGCATATAGACAGTTGGCCACTTCACAAAGCAACCTTACGACAGGAGGTTCATTCACTACATCAGTAACTGGATGTAATGTTGGAGCAACTGTTTTATTAAGACCAACAGAAACTATCACTGCATCTCCATCAACACTAACGTATCCAACTGGAACTGTAACTGGAGATCTAATAATATGTTCTTCAATATCTGATGGAGGAACTATGAGTGTTCCTACAGGATTTATACCGATTGAAGTGAGCAATACAAATCCATCATTCCAATTATCATATAAGTATTACGATGCTGCGACTGATGGAACAACAATCAATGGTCTTACTACCGCCGGTATTATTGATAATAATGTATTAACTCCATATGGACCAAATCTAAACGGAAGACCAGCTGGCGTGAGGCATATTGCTCAGAGATATACTGGAGTATCAGTAAATTCACCAATACTTCAAAGTTTATTAGATACTGGATTCGGAAATATTCCAGATCCAGTATCTTTTGGCACACCCAATTCTTCAAATTATGCATCAATACCATTTGTGTTTATTGGAAATCGTTCTTTAAATTCAGCATTAATTACCCCACCTACTGGATATAGTTTGATACCATCAAATGCAGTGGGAAATGATAGATTCGGATCAAATGAAGCAACTATTGTAAATGCGATTAGAAATTTAACAACTGAAACTCCTGATGATCCCGCAGTATTTGCATTATCAAATGTTTCACCATTTAAAACTATAACTATTGGTCTTCAACCCACAGCAACACCTTCAGGATTTACTGGAAATTTAACTATACCTGCATATACTTCGGTATTTGCAGATTTAATTATATCCACATCTATTGTAGACAACGGACAACCTTCAGTTCCGACGGGATTTACTACAATTTCTCAGCAAGTTGGAAATAATGCAAATCCAGGATATCAACTATCATATAAATTCACTACTGGAGGAGTACCAGATGCAACAGTTAATAATTTAACTACAAATATAGGAGATAGAGGTACTGCACATTTTGTTCAGGTTTTTAGAGGTGTTGAGAGGATTCCCATTGATCCCGCAGCTGTTATATCATTTACCAATGACTCTGGAAATGGTAATACAATATCTTTTGCGGGAATTAACACTTATAGAGATGATGATACTGTCGTAACTGTTTCATTTGTAGATGATAAAAGTGTTACTGTTACAAATAGCCCAGTAGACTACACCACACCTATTGTTACATCTGTTGGAACAAATTCAGATTCAACCGAAGAAGGAACAATTATATTCAGTTATAATCAATCTCCAGCCCCAGGAGGTACAGTTGAAACACCTGGAGATATAGAAATTTCTAACGGTGATAATTGGGATAGTTTTACTATTAAATTGTCACCATCTATTAGAAATAAGTTTAATGGTGGACCTAATAATGCATATGGTGGTTCTAGTGGAGGTTATACTGCAATATATGATGGTCTAACTAATGTTCTTTTAGCGGTTGTTGGTGGAGGTGGAGGAGGAGGTGCAGGAACTTTTCAAAACAGTCCGAATATTTTTCCACCCGGAAGTAGGCAATGGAATTCTCCTCTATCGAGAGGTGGAGATGGTGGTGGTGGAGGTGGAGCAAATCAATCTGGTCGTGATGGGGGAGATGGAAACTCATATGTTATTACATCCCCATCTACCTCATCTGCTATTGCTGGAATAGGAGGTGGAGGTGGATCCACAACACTAGGAGGTATTGGTGGTCAAGCATATTCACTTAATTATGCAATTGTTCCCCCCACAAGAACAAATATCACAATATTAAATCCAGGAGAAAATGGAGTTGGTATTGCCATAACTACTTCAGGTAGTAGAGGGGCAAATTCTCCATACAACGTAGCAATTATTCCTTTGCAGGGTGCCAATGCGACGGGAGGATTTATTAATGGACGTGGAGGAGGTGCAACTAGAAATGATAGTACAATATCTTTCGCAGCAGCGGCTAGAGATTGTGGTGGTGCTGGAGGAGCAGGATATTTTAGCGGCGGTGGAGGGGGAGTCGGAAATTTTGGCGGCGGTGGCGGCGGCGGTGGAGGATCTGGATATGCTATTCCCGGAATTATTGTGATCAAGGCATCTTCAGGCATTGGAACAGTTCCTGGGGGAATAGATTCTCCATTTTTTGGTGGTAGAGTCGGTTCCGGCGCAAATTCTGTATCTGGCAACACAATACCTGGAGGACCCAATGGACCATTTGTTCAAGGACTACCTGGCGGAAATGGTAGAGTTGTCATAACTTACATTGGATTTGCTTGACACGCCTTGGGCACCGTGCTACTATGGTCAGGTAATCGACGGAAGCACCCAGATGAATGATGAGTATCTGACTCGATGCGTGGTGGACCCCACCAAGCGCACTGTGTACATCTATTCCAGTGAAGGGTCAGAAAAGGAAGTGGTCTGCGAAACCACCGAAGAGTTTATGAATGTGCTAAAATTTATTCGTGCCACACTGGGAGAAGAAACTCTCGCATACACAAACCCACTATGAATCCAATCAAAATCGACTCTTTAATTGAGCAAAGAGTAAAAACAACGCCACAAAACGTAAAAGAAGCAAACGAAGCACTATTTCGTGCTAAGATGACCATACCTGCAGCAGCAAAGCACTGCGGTATGACTCAGAAGGAAATGAAAATGACCTTTCAAGAGTATCTCAAGTATCATCCACCAACTTACCAAATGGATTGATACAAGCACTTGACAATCTGAGGTTCATGCCTTATAATTGTTAAGTGCCTTTTCGAGGGACTGTCGCCTATTGGTTAAGGCCCACTGCTTATAACGGTGTGAACTGGGTTCAATTCCCAGCAGTCCTACCAAACAAATGGGACGGTGGCGGAAGTGGTAGACGCACCAGACTTAAAATCTGTTGGGAGTATTCCCGTGGGGGTTCAAGTCCCCCTCGTCCTACTAGGGTTTTAACACCCTAAATATTCAAAAGTAGAGAACTACTTATGAAATACCGAATTGATGCCAGATATGTATGGTACAATGAAGGTAAGCAAATAGTGCTTATGTACTTCATAAGTGGTGTTCCCTTTACTTTCGATGACCTCCCAGACGAATCTATATTCGATGAGGAGTTAATTAAAATCGCAGACAAAGAAAGGCGGTATGAAGTTGATGATTTGTATAAAACTTCATCATATTTGATTGAAGAACAATGCCATCCACTCTTATTCGAATTAGATCTGGAAAATCCAGAAATATTGCCTGTTGATTAATTTGCCAGATTAGCTCAGTGGATAGAGCAGCGCTTTTGTAAAGCGAAGGTCAACAGTTCAAATCTGTTATTTGGCTTGAGTTCATTAAACTCCAAATGTCACTATTATCTCAAAAAGACCGTAAGAATGTCATCGAGGCATTAGACTTCTACATGTTTAGCAAGGGGCAAGACTTTGGGGAAGAAAAAAGAGCAGAAATCAATGCCCTCCTTAACTGGGTCAAGTTGGAGCATAGCAAAAATGAGAATTAATCTTTGGTATTGT